CCTCCACCTGTTCCACTGAATGAAAGTGTTGAAGGTAATGAAGTTGTTTTGACCCCTGTTGAGTTTGAAATCATTGTAACACCACTCATAATTAAATCCTTTGGTGCGATTCCAAAACCTGGAACCATTTGTATTGAATAAACTGCCATCGTAACAACATCACTTGTTGATGTTACAGTGCCACATTGATATGAGACTGCAGAATAAGAGTAATATCCTGGATCATAAAATAATGTGTATAGTGTTCTGTTTTGTGTGGACGCGATGTTTGGAGATCCCAGACCCGCAGCGAAACCAATTCCACTATAATCAGGTTTTATAACACTTTGGTATTCCATAATTGACCACCTCCACCACTTGGGGTAGGAGTTAAAGTTGGAGTGCTTGTTTGAGTAACACTTGGTGTCGGAGTAACTTGATTGAATACCACATTCACACAAGGACATGCAGGAACAACATTACTTACTGTAAATCCTGTTATGTTGAAACCAGTGTCATAAGTATGATTATGGTCATTGTTAGCCATAATTGTGGTATAAGGTTGATTGATTGCTCCACCATCAATATTATAAGTTCCTGTTATTGTATAATCACAAACAGCGTTTGCATTACCTGTGAAATCAGGATTGTCAAATAAAGTAAATCTTATGTCCTTATTACCCTGTTGCTGACTTCTCAAATACTGAATTGTATAAGTTGCACAAGTTGGGGTTAAAGTTGGTGTTGAAGTTATGGTTGGAGTGTTGGTAGGAGTTTCGGTCTGAGTAACACTTGGTGTCATTGTGTTAGTAACACTTGGAGTTGGAGTGCTTGTAGTCGTTGTTGTTGGTGTGTTTGTTGGAGTTGCTGATGGTGTGTTCGTCGTTGTGGTAGTTGGAGTGTTGGTTTGTGTTTGAGTAACTGTTTGGGTGTTTGTAGGAGTCACACTTGGAGTATTAGTAGGACTTAAACTCGGAGTAATACTTGGAGTTGGTGTAACAGTTGGGGTTGCTGTGGCACTTGGTGTTAACCAACTATTAAATGCTGCATCACATCTGTTAAGAGAGTTCATTACTTCAACACTAATCTGTGCTGACCAACCAGCAGTTAGATCTGTATATTGTTCTATAAATGGAATACAGATAACAGGATTTTGTAGAGTATATTTGGCATTGAAATTACCAAGAGAGTTGGTTACTGATAATCTAAATTGGGATATGATATCATCCATGATTTGATTGGTATCAGATAATACATCAATTTGGTTTGTAAGATCCCTCTCCACAATATCCATTACAATCAATGTAAAATTATATTGCATGAATCCAAACTTCTGTTCCACCTCATTTGGAATAACATATAGTAGTGGGAATATTGGTGAGTTGAAATGGGTGTTCTCAACCTTGTCTCTCATCTCGGTCCAAAAACTTAGATCTTCTTGTTGTCCAAATCCAAATGAATTAATCTGTTTGTGATATTCAGATAGAGTTCTCAAATCATCATGGAATGTTTTAAGGTTAATTGTATCATGAACAATAGGTGAGCCAGTCCATGTGTTATAGGCTGCAGCACATCTATTAAGTGGGGTCATTGTTTTTAATTTCAATAGACCATTCCACCCATTTGTCATATCGGCATAGTCCTCCGTAAATGGAGTGCAATTAACAAACTCATCAATATAATATTTGTTATTGTATAATCCCTCAGCTGCTGTTACTGATAATCTAAATTGAGATATGATATCCTGCAACATTTGTAATGTATCTGATAGAGTATCCACCTGATCACTTAGATCTCTTTGAACAATATCCATTACAACAGAATTAAACTCCCATGTTTTATATTGGAGATCATTCGTTACTGTTGATGGAACAACATATAGTAATGGAAATATTGGAGGTTGTGAATGTGGGTTTTCCTCTTTGTCTCTTGAGGTTGTTAAATAACTTATCCCATCAATATTACCCAAACCAAATGAATTAATCTGTTTGTGATAATTTGACATGTTTAAGAAGTCATCAGCAATTGTCTTGAAGTTAATACTAATTTGTGGGACAGCTGATGCTGATACCGATGGGGTAATACTTGGAGTTGGTGTGTTTGATGGTGTTGTTGATGGTGTGGCTGTATTGGTTGGAGTTACGGTGGGAGTGCTTGTAGTTGTGGGGGTGTTTGTTTGTGTTACCTGTATTGTTGGTGTGACAGTTGGTGTTGCTGTGGGTGTGGGAGTGACTGGTGTAATACCAAAATACTTTTGTAAGAAGTAATTGTAGTTGTCAGACATTTCTGTGTCAGATAACTTACGATCATACACTAACATCTCTGTAAACTTCTTTCCAGTGTCTCTACCTAATAACCAAAAGATTGGATCTGTAACTGTCTTGAGTGTTTGTGTTTGAACTGTCTGACTAACCATTGTTCCACTTATCCAAAGTTCAGTGAAGGCACTTGTTCCAACTTGATATACTCTTGTTGATGCAACAACCCATTGATTTACATAAGGAGCTGCAAATGGTTCAGGATTAACTGATGAATTGTCAGAATAAAAAGTATATGTTCTTACATTATTCGTTCCACCTGTTGGACTGGTATTATCTATTTGAAACCATCTATTATAAGAAGGAACTTCTCCCAAATAGTTTACATAAGTTCCATTTACTGAATCAGAATTTAGATATGGGTCAACAGTTCCACCCACATTATTAAACATGAACCAAGTTGTATAATCTTGGTATGTTCCGTAATCACCTAATTTGTTTGTAAGACCATATGTTGTTCCTGTTCCAGCTGGTATTCCTGATGACGATGTATTGACCCCTGAGAATTGTAATGTTGTTGGATTTTGGAATCCTGTGTAATCGTATTGTGATAGACCTCCTGCAACCCCTGAGAAGAATAATGATGGGTTTGCTAAGTTGGTTGCTCTAAGAACAGCAACACCCGATCCTCCTCCAATTATAAGTGATGATTGATTTGTAAAATCAACCTGTATGGTTAAACCTGATGTAATTAAACTCATCTACGCTTGGATTGTTGTTGCTGCTTTTTTATTTCTTTCTCTTTTTCTTTATTGAGGTCCACAAGGTAACTAAGATGATTGAGAGCCCCAATAAGGGTGAGATTAACCACATTATCAATCTGCCAAACTTTGTTTTCTGCGAGTGAACTAATTGCGTGATACCATCCCCAATGATCATTAAAGCTATTCTTATCTTCATGATCCTCCATAACAACCTGCTCTTGGAATAAAGCTGGGTAAGATTTTGCGACGCCTCGGCTAAATTCGCTAAAAAAAAAAGAGCTGACTCTACATGCTTCACCGGCAAATCTTTAAACGCTTCAATACGAGCTTTGAAATCTGACACTCCATATTCTACACCCTCTTCACAATACAAGTATGCTGCGAGTTCATTCAGATTTAATACTCTATACTTCTCATCTTTTCTTAGGAAGGTATCAATATCAACAAACTGACCGAAAGATATTCTGTTAACATCTACCAATAAGTATGTTTTATCTTTGTGTTGGATTGAACTATTTAATTTCTTGTTTTCGTGTAACATTATTTGTTGGACAGCATCTCCAACTCTAATAATATCTGCGGCATTGTGTGATAAGATCTCATCACGAGACATACCAGTGAACTCTTCAAGTATCTTGTAATACATTTCTTCTTCGTCAAGAATGTCCTTATATCTCATCACATTTGACCAATCTGTAATTGTTGGTTCTTTAACTTCGTAACTCTTTCCGTTGAATTCTATTTTGTTTTTCATAGTTCTAATTATAAATATATTTTTATTTGTTTGTCCATTTTACATTACATAAACACCGGTGTTCCTCATCATCTTCATCTGTAAAACATATCTGATCGCATCCAACAAGTGATTATTTTTATCCTCAGGTTCATCCAAGATATTTCCGTTCTTATCTATCTTCCAAACATACGAGTTAACTTCATCCATTAAATTCTTTGAGTGAGCATCAATGAAGAAGTTTGATCTTTTTATCTGATCTATTCCTGAGAGTATGGTATCCTTCTTTACTGGTTTTGCATTGATACCTGATCGGGACATTTCTGATATGGCTTGTGGTGCTGCTGAGTCAACAATGAAATCATCTGTTAAATTGATTTTAAGGTCCTTAATTTTGTAGATAAAGTCAGAGATGGTAGTATTCCTCAGATACAATAATTCCTTACAATAAATGGAATCTCCGTCCTTATAAACAGCAACCAATGTATTGGGGTCATTATATCCAATATCCACTCCATAACCTAACAACTTTGCAGATGGTGGTAATTCAGAATAATATTGTTGATGATTAAATACAACTCTTGTGGGTGTTCCCCTCTGTCCCTCACCAAATACTTTCCATATTGCAGCATCTCTATACTTTAACTTTTCAATCTCATCAATGAGTGATTGTTCCAGGAAGGGATTGTCTTTGTAGGTTACGATTGTATAGAACACATCTGGTTCACTTTCCAAATCATATATCCATGACTTCCATAACGATGGGTTAAAGTCCAATATGATTCTACCTGATGTTCTTAATACCAATTGAATATACTCATCATAAGATACTTCTGTTGCTTCATTGATGAATAAGTAATCTCTCTTTCTGCCGCGTAGTTTTGTCTCGTCATCAACCGAGAACCATTCAATCATATTTGTCCCCAACTCATAATACCCATCAACAGAGTGCCACTTGTCCGCTTCATATACACCAAAGTCAATAAGTATCTGTTTTAGATCTCTAAGGACCGAACCTTTAAGTGCCGGTAATGTTTTTCTTACAATGGATAATACTTTATTGTCTTCTTGTAATAGTTTGTATACCCAATAGATTAAGATGTTATATGTCTTTGACGCTCTACTTGATCCCTGAAAGCAACAGATCCTCTTGTCCGTTGTTATAAGGTCCTGAAATACTCGTGTCGTTTTGATCTTTACTGGCATCTAATTCTTTTTTCTTAATTGATTCTTCCCACAACCTTTGGAACTCTTTGGTATATCTCTTTTGATCAGCCTTTATTCTTTCGTTTCTGGCTTTAACTCTTTTTCTGTGGGCTTTCTCCCCACCTCTTTTGTGTGATTTAGGCATATCTTTTTTTTGTCATTTCTAAATAGGATTCACTTATATCAATACCAATGAAATTCCTATTATTGTTTATTGCTGATATACAACTTGTTCCTGAACCCAAATAACAATCAAGAATCAAATCATTTTCACGACTACAACTCTTAATAATATTATCCACTATCTCTAATGGAAATGGTGCAGGATGTGGGTTGTTTTTCTCTTTATTTATTCTCCATATATTTTTTTTATGAACTGATTGTGTTCTATCAAAATATGGTATTGCATCTTTTGTTTTCTTTATCCAAAAAAAATACTCTGTGGTTGGTAAGAAATAACTCTTATCTAACTTGGGGGTATTTCCTCTATCCCAAACAATGATTTGTTTTAATGGGTAGTTATAAACATATGATGGGTGTATTGTTCTATGCTTATGGAAAATATCTATGTGGTTATAAAATATAGAACCTGTTGATTTAATAACTCTTATTAGTTGGTTCAATACATTCATTTGATTGGTAACATAGTCATCAGGATGCATACTATCATCAATACTGTCGTATGTGATTATTCTTTTACCTTTTTGATTTCTATTTCTCAACCAATAGTTTTTATTATAAGGTGGTGAAGTAACAACCAAATCTATTGAATCATCAGAAATAGTTTTAAGTATTTCCAAACAATCCCCTAATCTAAGGTCTATATTCATATTATCGTTTTACAAATGCTCCACCAATATAACCTCCATGAGTTATTTCATATTGGTATTTATACTTCTCAATCCATTCAATGAATGCCAGTCTTTCGTGTTCATCATACTCAACTTCATTACCATGCCAGTCATCAAATCTAATAAACACTTCTGTCCATTCACACTTTGTTAAGAACTCCAATGAGGATACTGTTGGTTCATAGATATCAACATCAATATTAGCTA